CTGCATAGATCCAGCAACTTGATCTAATTGCTGCAATCCAGCTTGACCTTGAGGGCTACTAATAGCACCACGAACAGAGCCAACAGCACCACTCACACCAGAAGCTAATGATGCCGAGCCACGCTGAATAGCGCTTGCAAGTTGAGTAAATCTTGGAAATGTCTTTTTTACCTGCTGACTAAACGTTTTTGTTGTGTTATTTGCATTAGATGTTGATTGACTCAAAGCAATATACATATTAACTAGTTTGGATCTAGCTTGACTTTCTGCATTAGCCCTGCTAGAAGTTTTACTTGTTTGCATTGAAGCATTAGTTAGTGCTTTTATATATCTATCTATAGCAGCAGAAAGTCCAGCATTGTCACCAGCAAGAGCAATAGGAGATCCGGCTAGTGAACCTCTAGTAACACCGGTAGGGCCAGTACCATTAGCGTATTTGCGAACAACACCACCAGTATTAAACTTGGCAACACCGGTTTGATTCATCTTGCTCAGATTACTGTAACCTATACTTTGTGCGGAAGATTTATTAACAACAAACTCGCCGGGAGTAAGAAGGGCTGGAACTGTATCGACCATTCCACCAGAAGCCATTCTTCTTCTAGCCGCTTTTGCTGCTCTAGCACCAACTGTTGCTTCATTAAGTTTTCTAATTTGTTTTCTATCTGCCGTAAGAGGATCACCTCCAAGAGCCTGTTGTTGGATGGCGGTAGCAGCAGCCGTTAATATTGGATCAAGCTCAAGTTCACTTTCTTTGAATAATGTAGCTCTTATTTTACCAATTACGGATTTAAGCGCATCTTGATTGTAGCTTGCTTTAGCATCGGTTGGTCTATTTGGAGCTAGTGATCCAAACCTTTGAGCCAAACCACTACCAAGACCTGTTGGAAAATCAAACGGGGCATTTGCAGCCCTTTGAGTGTTTTTGTCAAATGGAGCGCCACCAAAAGTTAATATAGACTCAAATATATTACCAACAGTTTGATCGATGTTAGCCTGTTTTAAAGCAGCCGCAGCATCAATGTTGTCCCTTATACCTAACTGCTGCCCCAGCCTATCGACACCGCTTTCTACCGTATTAATTACGCCACTATAAATTATACCCTCTAAATCAGCAGCATCTTTCTGACCTAAGCTACCAGCACGAAAAGAATAAGTATTACGATTCGCATATGAATCTATAACGCTATCAGCTTGAGCTTTTATGGTAGGAAATCTTTTCTGAAGGGCTTTAAGAGCCTTATAACCAACAGATCCCTGTAGGTATTTTGTCATCTCTCCCTTTTTTAGAGAGCCGTCAAAATCACCAAGAGAACCAACAGGACGCAAGAAAGCTGCGCCATAACTATCATTATCGGCAGATGCTTCAGCTCTGCTTTTTGCAAGCTTCATAGTGCCTAGAACTTTTGATTTACCCTGAGCATCTTGTTTTGTATTTAAAGCAATTGATCCTGAGCCAACATCGCTTTTCATTCTGTTAATGTCAGCTAGAGTTGTACCCCTGCTAAATCTATTATTGTTCATGGCGTTGAGAGTATCAGAGCCAAGTTTAGCAGCACTACTCTTCTTTATTACAAACTCTCCCGGCGTAAGCATTGCGGGAACTGTATCTCTATTTCCAGTACCCGGAACATATCCACCACTCGCGCGATGTATGACTCCCCCTTGAGACTTTCTTCTAACACCAACAAGAGCCGCAAGCCCCGGAGCTAAACCTTGACCTATCTTGAGAGCGAGCAAACTCGTCAATAATGGAAGTACAGGCTCTAAAGCTTCACCTATTTTAATTAAAGCGCTAGCTAATTGCAAAGCCCCACCAGCGATAGATCTGAATGATTCACTGTCTGCTAATGTACGAATAAGAGCCGAGAATTCCTCTCTAACCTTTTGGGCTTGAACAGCTAATGATTGTTGTGCGGTAATCGCATCACGCGCCACAGAACCGGAAGCGTTTTGTGCAACATTTAAAGCATCTTGTGCTACGGCGAATTGCTGTATAAGAGGAATAACTTTGCCAATCTGTCTGAATCCACCAAGCTGTTCTACTATCTGACTGAATCTATAGTCTTTAGGATCAAGTGCCGAAAGTCCTGTAGCTAGTCTCTTTGTAGCCTCAAAAGCTCCAACAAATTGACCCTGAGCATCACGAAGAGAAATACCTAATTGTTCTAATTGATCAACAGTTTCTGTTCTCTGAATACGTGTAAAAATAGTTCTTAAACCTGTGGAGATAGTCTCAGCAGATTCTCGCGTAGTAGAACGAACAGATGTAAATAAAGCTATAAGCTCATTGACACCGCCACCGGCAGCAGAAAACACACCACCCACACGACGGATTACAGTAATCAAGTCAGAAGATTCAACCGCAAAACTTTTCGACACGCTGTTGATTGCATCTAGTGTTGATTCTAGATACTGTATCTCACCACCAGCAGATTGAGCTTCAGCCCTAAACTGCCTTAAGACAGCAATAGCACCCTCTACCGTATTTGATATACTATCAAATGTTGGGCCTAAAGTTGTTTTAGCGAGAATGTCTAATGCCTGCTTTGTCTTTTCAGCAGAAAAACCGGCCTGAGCTAAAATTCTAGATGTTTCCAAAAGGCTAGAAGATGAAACCCCAAGACCAGTAGCCAAGTTGGTTATTTCCGAAGTAAGACCAGATAACTCCTTTACCGTTTTACCTGTTACTTGAGAAATTTTTACAAGCTCGCGTTCAAAGGCTATTGCCTCGCCCACAGCCCTTTTAACAGCCTGAGCAAATGACAGCATTGTGCCAGTAGCTAAAGTAATTACACCAAAGCGTCTAGCAGCTTCAGAAAGATTCTTATTAAGAACACCAATGTCCCTACCAGCCTGTTTAGCATTTTTTGCAGTAGTTTGCAAAGCTCCACTAGTTTGACTAATAGCCTTAGCGTTAGCCTGAACATTAACATTTGCATTAATGTTGCCAAGTTGACTACGTATTTGTGATACTACTTGTCTTGTATTAGTAGGTGCTTGTAGCTGTAGCTGCGCTGTAAGATTGAACCGTTCTGCCATCTTTGCTCCATAAAAAGGAGGGGGAAAAATTTCCCCCTAAACCGGTGTGTCCTTTTTAATTAATACACAATTATGAGGTTTCAGCCTCTGTTTTTGTGCTGCGTTTTTTCCTCTTTGAAGCACTTGCAGCCTTTTTTTCAGTGTTTTTATCTGAATTACTAATTATAGGCTTATCATTATCATCCAAGAATGGCTTTCTTTCTTGCATGTCTAAAGTAACCCAATCTTCGTTTCCATCAGCATCTACTTTGAGAACAACCTCTTCGCCCTCTTTATTAACATAATAAACCTGATCTTGGTCTTTCTTCTTTCTGCCCTCTTCAGTTCTGTAGGCAATAAATCTTCCGTCTTCATTAATTAATCGCCCATCGAGATCAACCAGATGCCCATCGTTATCGACAAGCCTTAAGTCATCATTCACAAACTTAAACTCTTTCAAGAATTTATTTTCTTCTAGATTTTGAGCATAGTCGGGATCAAGCCCATAGAGCATATTGGCAAGTTCAGCAGCGGCTTCTACTATGTATGGCTCGCCAGCAACTTTATCGTAATCTTTTTGTGAGGCAAAAAGAGGCGTTTTGCTTTTAGGGTTCAAGAGGCATTTTAGTATCAAGAAAGAGAATCTTGCGTTGTCTGCTTGCCCCTCTACGGAGTTGCCATCTAAAGCGTTACGTTCTGCTAAGAATAACTGGAACTCTGATCTAAGATTTCTTAGTTCTAATGCTATGTCTTTTGCATCAGACAATTTAATTCCACCAGCCTTTAGAGCATCTTCCTTAGATCTAATCTGTGCGACAAAACTATCATTCTTTTTTTGTTTTTCATCGCTCCAGATTCCTTGCTCCTCCATGTACTCCACTAGTTTGTGTCTTAGCAAACCCCCTGAATCAAGTGCGTTACGAAACTCTTTATTGTAAGCTACTTGAGAATCACGATAATCTTCCGCAGTTGGTCTTTTAACCAAAACCTCCACCGGATTATCTTCGCTATCAACGCTTTTAATAAGTCTTTCCTGTTCTGGTAATTTTTTATCCTTCATTTTTATCTTCTCCTTCTTTCTCTTCTGGTTTTGAAACCGGTAGATTAATTAAATACTTTTTTCTAGTAATGTCATAATTAACAAATTCAGATTCTAAGTTCCTAATTTGTGTGTTTCCTCTGTCTAGTATCTTCGCTCTCACTTCTTCATACAACTCTTGTAGCTTTCTCTGCTCCTCGCTTTTATCGTCTTCATTGACACCAAGACCCCAAAGAAATCCAAAATGTTCCTCTATGGTGGATAATGCTCCAATCATAGTGGTTTGTACTTTCTTCTTAGCCGTTTTAAATAATTTATCTCTTGATAAATCTTTAAATCTAGACTCCCTAGCGGCTTTTAAATCTAAGGATCTTTTTAAGAAACCATTGTAATCTTCATCCATCATTTACTCCTCTGCAAATTCTTTACGTGTGCAATGCCGCCCTGAGTGGACTGCATTTGCATGTCTTGTTTAACATCTTGTAACTTTCTAAAGTCAAGATTGCCGTCACTATTGTCTATTTGTGCATTTCTTCTGTTGATAGTATTTTTAGCAAAAGGATCATTCATTCCATAAATTGCATCAACCTCTTCTTTTTCTGTCGCCATAATAAATATCTCATCTGAATTAGCAATCTTTGGATTCTTAATTAGCGCTTCTGCTTGTTTTTTCTTCTTATTTTTTTCTGATTCTCTTTTCTGCTCAATCATCCAGCCATCCAAACAGTCATCGTCTTCAATTACATCTTGATCTGGGGCATCTGGACTTTCATAAATATTATCATACATATTAGAAAAAGAACAAAGAACAGATTGTTCCTTGGTAAATTCAGAGGAAGGCTTATTAAAAATATTTCCCTGCTTTGTACCAGCGAGCCACATTGATCTCCAAGGTTCTGATCTGGCTATTTTTCTATAATGACTACCTAATATTTCATGCTCTTTAGACTGCTCCATGATATGTGATATAGTATACTTATACCAATCATAATCAGAGCCATCAACGTTCTTAGTGGTCTTAGAAGTGATCCAAACAGATCTTGCAAAATTAGCAGCCCCCTCACAAGAAGTGTGGTCTAGTGCCATTCTCTTAGATCTATATTTTTTAGCTTGCCCTTCCATCATCCTAAGATTCATTTTTATTCCTCGAAGCTTTTTCTTTTTGAGAAAGTTTTTAAAAGCCTCTACTTTCATTTGTTCTATTTGTTTATCTATCTCATCTGCCCTTTTGTCATCATCGGGACTCCATAGATTATTATCAAATAAAGTCTCTAATAATTCACTTTTAATTGGCACACCAGAAAAATAAGACTTATTATAAGTTTCTTCGTATATATCTATAGACTCTTCTAACAGATCTTTACTGGGTTCATATACATATAGAACAAGGTCGCCAAGCTTCAGCCTTAAGCGACCCTGTAATATTCTATATAATATTTTTTCGTAAAATATATCGTCCATCCAAAATCCTAAATGACTATAACCTAGCTTAAGTCGAAGCTATCATGTACTGTTAGAACATTAAAGTTTGAAAAACTATATGTAACAGTAGCATTTCCACCACCGGTATCACCACCAGAATAGGAAACGGAAGTAAGTTTATTCTTACCAGCTCCACCAGAACCCAGATTAAGAACTGTTCCAGCTGTATCCTTAATAACAATATCATTATCAGAAAGGTTAGGAGCTGTTCCAGAAACGTCAATCAAGTCACCGGATGTAGCAATAACTTCAAACTCAGCAGTAACTTCGATTGGGAACGTTGCATAACGAGCATACGGCCCGAATCGTCCGAGTTCTTCAATGTTTTCCTGTCCAAAGTCAGTACTAACAGTAATACTCTGAACATGGAAATTATTATCAGCAGTAGAAATATCCCCACCCTGAGATTTAACGACAGCCGGTAGAGTTGATGCTGAAAGATCAACATTAACCTTACGAACAACACCAGAAGCAGCGCTATCTGCTCCATTAAATCCTGTTGATGGACTGCCATAGTTTGTGGCTGGGCTTGTGCCAATAACGCCAGCTGTTGTAGTATTCCAGAATCTATCATTACCAGCAAGTGTAACAGACTCAGTAGCACTTCCATCAACACTGTAACTATAGCTTACAGAACTAACGTACATACCTGAATTCATGCAGACATTTCTGGGAGTACCCGTGGCGTGTGAAAGACCATCATCATAAATAGCAACATAGACATCACACTTTTCTTTCGATGCCGCAACAAGGTCAGTTCTACAACTAGCAGCTGTTCCAGCATTATCAATCGTAGCAAGAGTATAAATGAGGGCTTCACCATCAATAACTTTTTCTAGTGTCACCTCGATGTCTGCTACCTGCTCCACATTTTCATAAATCTCAATCTGGCCCATTTCAAAAACCTGATCAAGAGTAAATGTAGAACTCATTCCAACACTCTGCAAACCCTTAACTATCTGTTTAGCCGCGTCGATACTCGTATCTCCGGTTCTAACGATAGCTACAGCTTGGCAGGCGTAAAATATACGTTGGTTTCGAGCCATTATATTTCTCCTATATAACTAGTCCTCTGGTAAAGGCATATTTATATACACAGAAATGAAATTATATGGCTTTAACTTGGGTGGTGCATCTAGCTGTGCCAATATATAAATCTGGAGATAATTGGCTTATTTCATTGCCCCTAGAGCTATTAATCCAGCATTTACTAAAGGGGAAATCATCAATTAGATTTGGGTACATTCCGCTTGGTAGGGCGTTCTCATTTAATTCGCCACGATAATTATAGGGGAAAACACCAGATATCGCAATAGCGGTTGGATTAAATAGATGTATGGTACGCTCATTTTGATATAATATTGTGTCTAAAAGATTTGAGCATTCCCAGTGATTTTCAGACATAACATAAAAAATAATATCATTATTAACCCACTGACCACCACCAAGCTGAAAACCCTCTAGAGATTTTGGTGGATTAACTTCTACAGCCACCGCTGGAAGCTGAACTCTAGTTTCGCCCATTTGCGCCCAGCCTCCAGAATTACTAACCTGAAAACCCTCATCAGTTCTAAAAGAACCCTGTTGGATTTCTCTGAAGAAAGGAACGCCTTCAGCTGGTATTACATCAACCCACTTATGGCTAAACTCTAATTGTACAGTTTTAGATGTGTCTACAGCAGAATCAAAAACGACTCTACCATTTTGATAATCAATATAATAAGGTTCTTGAACATTCCCTGTCGCCCTAAAAGTCCCATCAACAAATACGCCAGAAATTTCTATAGGCTGTTGAGTTGTGGCAGATACACCAGTTTCCCAGACCCAATTTTTCCTATAACCCTCCCACACCTGACCAGAGGCATAGTTAGGATCGTCAGCAACTCTTAGCTTATGTCTGTCTCCACCATAAATACCAGACTGAGGAATCTTTATATTATAAAATGATCCTCGATCAAGAAGACCCCAATCGTAAAAATATATAAGATTATCCAACAAGATATTCGATAGTGTCGAATCTTGCGCATTATTTAGATTAGCTAATCTTGTATGTGGGCCACCAGCCATTACTCTAATGTCCTTACTATAGTATTAATTATTGTATTTTTATTAGCCTGCATTGCTCTAGTTATAAAATTATCGTTAGCGTCACCAGAAAAAGCACTATTGACTTTAAACGGTCTGCCTGTTTCGGTCATTTTGGCTCTACCAGTTCTACCATACGGCCCATATTCAACCGTATAGTTGGCTATAATAACCGCATCGCCAAGTGTGAGTAGCCAACTTAACCAAGGCAAAGAACCGCCTTGTATTGCTTGTGTTGCAACAGAAAGACCTAAAACATTTGCATAATCGTTAGGTTGTATAGTTAGAATGAAACCACCAGTAAACTTCCTGCCATCAGATCTAATTTTGTTGTATTGTAAATTTATGGTATCTGCTACAGCAGCCGCTATATTGGGAACCGGATCTAAAGTTAAACCAAAATCAGCTTTTAAAATGCCACCAGAAACAGATTGCATTTCTGGACTAGAACTTATAGCAGAAGATATTATCGGTCTAAGCGCAGAAACAACTTTGCCAGAAGCCCTAGAAAGATGCTGATCCAACATTTTAGCATATGCTGAATGTATCTTTTTAGTAATGATATTATCTGATTCTAGTAATTTTATACTTAACATTATACTCTATTCCAAAAAGTTACTACATACTTAGTATCATTCTGCTTAAAACCCTGCGGATAAGAAGGCCCACTCCTCTGATATTTTGATTTGTCGTACTTTTCAATACCGTCATAATTAGGTATCAGGTATTTACATTTTTCTATTTTTGGAAGATCGGTTAAATATGATATTGTTTGAATTGACCCATCTGGAATATCAATAGGTATGCCCACATCAATCCAAAACTTTCTATTCCAATATATTCTTAAAGTGATGTCTTCACTTGTCTCTACACCCTTAAAACCTTTACCATTGCAGTACGGACACGGCATACCTCGTTCAAAAGGATATGGGCCACCGGGAACAAACACGCTGATAGATTTACCCCTAGTACCCAAGGTGTCTAAACGACAATTCGGGCAGTCTTCCCTTTTTTCTGGATATACAAGAGTAGCGGTTCTTGTAAACAAAAGAACCGCCTCATTATACGTATCGAATACCGTGCTGGGTATATTGATAGCCATATTTACTCCTATTTTTTATATTAACACGAAGACACACTTAAAACAGGCACAGGTTTAACACCAATACACTTAGATGTACATTTCCAGCCATCTAAAGGTGGTACAGATGATAACGATGACACATAATATGCTATTTTTCCACCACCTATACTAGTGGATATAAACCATCCAATATTTACCATGCCCCAGCCGCCAACATAAGATGATCCACGCCATAAAAAATATTTACCATTTTTATATAAGTTGTATTGACTGCTACCTGTTTGTTTTTTATAACAGCCATTCACATCAGAAAAGCCAGCGTGTGAAACCATGAAGTCTTCTCCAGCTGGCGGTTCTGTATAGTAATCCTGTGGCTTATTAGCTCCAAAAGAAGCTAAACCTCCCCCGATACCTAGTAAGCCTACGGCAGAAGCGCCGCCACCAGCATAAGAAGTCATTATACCACCTTGTAAGATATGTGTCCACCAACAGTTCCAGCCGTGCTTGAAATCTTAAGAGCTTCGCCCTGATTAGTTGAAAGCAGAGGCCCATCTTCGGTTGCGCTTAATGCTGCGCCGCCATTAGCCGCTATAGCCATACCGCTTGAAATTGGGGTGCTATCGGAAAGCCATTGAAATGTAGTAGCCGCACTTGCAATGAGGGCATAACTTACAACATCAATAGAATGACCAGCTACGGCATCAATAACAGATTGCGTACCATTGCCAGAAATACCCAGATTTGCCGTATAGACTTGATCAGCATTGTAACGATAATTAAGGTCATTATTGTTTACAGCCACAGAGTCATCTAACTGACTTGCGTTAAGTGGTGGGAATGGAGAGACTATATTTGTGCTAGATACTTCTGTCAATAAAGTGCCAGAATTGCCCAACCCTCTAGCCCCACCAACACTGACAATGCCATTACCACCCGCCGGTTGTGCATTACCAGAAATAATTTTTTGTGAAATTGCCATTTGATTTTATCTCCTATCTAAATACGTTTCCACGATAATCGAATTGATTTGCGCCTAGTATCATGCTACCGGGACTATAGGGGCCAAGAATAGCCTGACCAACTAGTGTATTGTTATACTGATAAGTCTTCAAAAGCTCATCATATTTTTTGCATAAGTCATTATATAAAACTGTTAGGCTTTGCGTTACCCCTCTTAGATCAATAGCCGATGGGCCATCTTTAATAGAGATGGAATTAGCAGCTTCAGTTTTTACCTCACTACCTAAAAGAATACATGCAGATTTATAAACAGTTAATGTGGAAAAATCTACATCATTTTTTGATATCGGATCTGGTGTAATAGAAACTGTGCCAACATCAACGACATAATCTTCAGAAAAATCAGCGTCACCTAAAACATTATAAGCACCAACGACAAGAATTTGTTTTATTCTTTCGTCAGTAAATTTAGATGCATCTAAGTCACCTATGATGGATCTAAGCATTAATACTAAGTCTACTTTCCATTGCTGTGCCATAATAATAACCTTTATAAGTTCTCGAAAACTCTAAATTTGCCCACAGAAGTTTTGTGATTACTTGAAGCGGTAACTACATTAGCTTGAATTGCCCAAGTGCCAGCAATACCCAAGTCTCCATCAACGCTTACATATTCTATTTGACCGTCTGTACCATCAGTGGTAAAAACAGCGGTTTTCGTTAGCGTGTTGCCATTTGGGTCACGCAATATAATTTGTTTTGTTGTAGCAGTACTGATATCAGCAACTGTTAGTGATCCAGTAGATGTAGTGTCAAATACTGTCACACGAAAAGTAGTACCTATATCATTTACATGCGCTTCTTCTACAAAAGCCATTTTTTTACCTCCGGTTTTTTATACACATTTTACGATAATTATAAATTATTTAATTCCTCTATGGTATTTGCATTTTTTATATAAGCCTATTTTTTCCTTTTTTAATTAACTTAAGCCATAAAAACCTTTAAAGGCGTTATAATTTTGTGTTATTTCGTCTGAAGATAAAGCCCTATTGTAACATAAAAATGTACCGATATTCACTTGAGCGCATTGTTCTCCATCACCAGCATTTCTACCAACATAAGCCCAGAAAGATGGAGCTACTGGGGTTTTGCCAGAAAGAGTGCCTACTAATGTAGTATTTTTGTAAATTCTAGCAGTGCTGCTTGAATCTAAAGTTATTGTAGCCATTTGCCACCCAGAATCCCAGTTGGTAGAAGTATTTAAATTACCACCAGTAACACCACAGTATCTAGCAACAACACGATTACCATTACTAGCAAAAACATTAGTAGTATTGCTACCACTACCTATACCAACAGCAAATCCATCTGGATTACCATCTGGTCTGGAAGGATGGGAGGGCCAACCAAACCAACCTAATTTTAAAAATACGCCACCTTCATTTAGATAAGCTTTAACGAATCCTGTAAGCGTAACATTTTTAATCTGATCAGCAGCTGTCGGAAAGGAAACACTATCATGATAGGTTGGTGCTAAACCAGCACAATAATTACCGTTGCCATTAATATACAAAGATTTACCGTTATTTGCACCACTGTCAGTATTTACTGTTACAGAGGCACTGTTAGCACTTTCACCAAAAATGTACAAACGATTTGCTCGCTGGTTGTGAGTTGGGCTAACTATTGATTTAAAATCAGTCAATGGAAATCCACCATTCGCCGTAGCTGTGCCATCTCCTAGTTGATCAAGCCCCGGTTGAGCAAACCCGAAACTGTCCGTTGTAGCTGAAGATATTAGTGATTCATCGTCATTGGCATTCATATATGTAATCAAACCATCATAAACAAAATCTAGAGGCCAAGCATTATTTTCATTTTTCCTATCGTAAATTTCTTGATGAGTCCACATTGGCGCACTAGCACGATAAGAATTAGAATAAGGGCCAACCGATCTAATGTGACCAGCGACTCTAGGGCTTAACAAAGTTGGTTGAATTATGCTCATGCAATTTCCTCATAAGAACAAACAACATTTAAATCACCACCAGCACTGGCAGTAATTGTTAAACTTTTATCTTCTTCTAGCCATAACGAAGCTTCTTTATTGACTAATACAATAGTAGCATCAGCAGGAACACTAACCGTTGAAGCCAAAGAATATCCAGTGCCTGCACCATCGTCTTGATCCTTAATTTTTAAAGTAACATTAACTGCACTAGAACCATCTATATTTGCAGCATAAATAGAATGCACTCTAAAAACTTTTCCAGAAGAAGCTGCATTGCTTAATAGTGTAGTTTCACTGGTGTCAGATAGACTTATATATGTTGTCTTTCCTGTAATTGTAGTTGGCGCAATTAAATTAGGCGCTGTCATTATTATTCTCCTATATTAAGATCCAAATTATTTAATTCTTGAATGGTTGTTGCGTTCTTTATAGATTGTAACTTGTCTGAATATTGTTGGCTTTTTAAAGACCTGAACTGACCATACTGTAACATCAATGTTGTCATGTCTTGTAAATTAATCGTGTGTTGAACACCATCCATATCTACAATAGTTGTTGCATCGCCTAGTCCTAGAGAACTACCTTCTTTTAGCAATAAGAAAGCTCCAGTTAGTAAAGAGACATCATTGGTGTCAATTCCTAATGACCAACCTTCGCTAGTAACAAAGCCATTGTATTTTACATAATTTTCCCAATTTATATGTAGCTGATTTATTGATCTTTCTTTTTCTTCAGATAATTTAGGTAAAGCATTTTCTATATCTTGTTCTGTGATCTCTGTTAGCTCAAAACCAGCATAAATCATAACTTCAGGATCTTGCGACCACTGCAACGGATCTGTTCTAACGCTACCATCAGGCATACGAACACTAAATGGTAGTTTCGTAACTTTGCCACTTGGGATATATCTATAGTATGGAGGCTCTCCAAAATACGCCAAGGCCAATTCTTCATCTATCATCATTTTCTCCTATCCAAACATTATACTCATTATATACGAAGGGCGAACAGCTTCGGTGTCTACATAAGCTTTTACAGATTGTTGTGTTGGAACTTTGGTATTAGAATCAGATGCCATATTGTCTTCATCTATAACAAAATCCATGCTCGCAGTCGAAGTGTCGGTGTTCATGACCGCACCAGCAGCGTCTACGTTTGTGGCATCAGTAACATCAGCTAAAGCTTCAATATGATCAAGTTTACTATGATCAGCGGTTGTGAAGTTTTCATCTGTTTGAGAGGCGACAGCAAAATTTAATTTACCAGTTCCATCTCCAGCGTCATCGTAGGTAACACTAATTCCTGATTCAGTATTACCACTAACCATGCCACCAACAATGTCTTGTATTTCTTCATCTGTTTTACCGCCAGTGATAGAAGAACCGTTAAACTTCAAAGTACCAGCATCATTGTAAAGTTTATCGGAAGTGTCAGGAGGCACAGCGTTAGGAAGAACAACCCCGCTACCAACCATAAGGGAAGCATCAAAACCACCGCTACCAGCAACGTCTAATTTATAAGCTGGTGAATTTGTACCTACACCAATACTGTCTGCACTAGCGTCTGCATACAATAAATTTTCATCAGAATCACCTTCAACTCTAAAGTCCATGTCTATTTGATCATCATTGATGGTTACAGTAGGAGTTGATTCAAATGTATGATTAGTAATCGTTATTGCAGGAGTAGAGCCTGCACCAGCTATTAATTCTATACTACCAGCGGCTTCTTTCCATGTAGCAATAGTTGAGGCAACCCTTGAAAGAGTAAAAGAACCAGCACCATCACTAAATGTAGCACTAGTAGCATCAATCGATCCAGTAATATTAATATTACCTATTCCAGTTATATTTTTATTATTAAGATCTAAATTACCACCAAGTTGTGGTGTAGTATCTTCTACTAAACTGCTTATGCCACCACCGCCACCGATAGAAGAACCATTAAACTTTAAAGTACCAGCGTCATTATAAAGTTTATTAGATGTATCAGAAGGCACGGCGTTAGGAAGAACAACACCACTACCAACCATAACGGAAGCATCAAAGCCGCCACTACCAGCAACGTCTAATTTATAAGCTGGTGAATTTGTACCTATGCCAATACTGTCGGCACTAGCATCTACTTTCAATAAGTTTTGATCATTAGCACCTTCGATTCTAGTATCTACATCGGAACCCTGCTCATTAATTACAACACCGTTAGTGCCAGAAGTAGCATCGTAAACTCGTATTTCAGACGATGAATTATTGTTGCCACCTCTAATAATAACTCCATAAGCATCTTTTGCACTGAGGAATGTATGATCACCTCGGCTTATTATCATATACTCGCTAGAATTGGTGTGGGCGCTGTGCTTCATTCCGGTGTAAGTAGAACCAGTTAAATACGCACAATCTCCAATGTGAACACCACTACCACCAGTGTCTTCAACAACTAATCCGCATGTGCCATCCGAGTGAACAAATCTACCAGAACCCAAAACATCTAATGTGCGGGATGGGGTACTTGTTCCAATACCAACATATCCACTATCTGTGTTTACTAACAGTTTAGGATCAAAGGTAGTGCCAAGTCCAGTAGTGTATGCGCCATCAATAGATACAAAATCTGCCCCATATCTAATCAGATTTTTCATTACTAGCGTAGAGCTACCATTTGCCACATTTTCAAGATGTTTGGTAATAATACTATCTGAACGATTTTCTGTAATTAAACTTTGATGATCACCACTTCCAGCTGGAGCCGATGGTGGTTGAAGGTTAATACCAAACCCTTCCGTTTCAGAAGTGGTCACATCAAGCACTTGAGCAGGAGTCGTTGTCCCAATACCAACGTTACCACTTGGGCCAATCCTCATTCTTTCAATTTGATTTGTAGAGAATCTAAGGGGTGATAAGTTTAGTGTTTGTATTGTTTGATGTTCAGTATTCCCCTGTATTCTAAGCTCGGCTGTTCCATTATCGTAAAGATCAATGAACGATCCGTTTGTCCCATCTATAGATAACGTTTTATATCCTGTAAATTCATGGGATGTTGTTCTACCAATCATTACATTGCCAGCAAGATAATTATCATCACTAGTTCCGGCTTGATATATACCATATGGATTTGTGGCATTAGTACCTATAGCATTAATATATAAACCATAGGCATTAGTAATAGTTCCAGCACTATGAACTTTTTGTACTACACTAAACAGTCCATATGCATTGACCATAGTTCCAGAGCCAAAATTTAATGCTCTAGAGTATAAACCATAAGTATGATCAATTACACCACCTTCTCCGAATCCCGTATAACCACCACCATAGGTTCTTGCCCCATAAGCATATCTACTGTAACCACTACCATCTATAAGACCATTAACATCTAAACCTAAAGCGTATCCACTATCACGAATTTCATGATGAACATTCTTTCTTAAATCTATTGTTTGACCAATATTGAACTTAGTAACTTCTGTTTCTGTTGTTTCTGCGTCTATATCTATATAAGCGCCACGCCTAGTAGAATTAGTTATGTCAGTATGAACATACAGATGATATGCGGTAGTAGCATCAGCACCTATGCCTACAGTCTGAGCTGAATGACCAATCTGCATCGCCCGCGAACCATTAGTCCAAAAGTTTTGATTGATTGCTCCAGATGTAGCAATATTGAAGGTGCTAGTACTAATACCAAAACCAGCAACCCCATTACCATCAACATCATACAGTCTAAGTTTATTAATCGCCTCATCAATATTTGGGGTAGCTGTTACAGCATAAGATGCGGGAGTAATTGAAAGGGGAACGTTTGGCGAAGTGTCGCCAATACCAACATTAACACCAGTTTGGAAAACCGCATTGCGATCTGTATCAAACGTAAGCCTCTTGTCTCGGTCTTCTAAGCCTTGACCAGCGGATGCAGCGCCCTGATAAAATACAACCGGGGTAGCGTCTTGTCTACTACCAATAGCTATTTCATTAGAAATTACATTCGTACCAGATCCACCATGTTGGAACGTGCCTATGTTAACATCGTCCCTATCACGAATCAAAAGACCGGCATAAGAATCATGATGGAAAGTTCTACTTAGTATAGTTCCCTCTATCTTAGCTTGACCAGCAACACCACTACCAAAAACTTCTAGTTTAGTTCTAGGAACAGATGTGCCAAGACCAACTTGATTTAATCCAGCATCTCCAAAAATTAATGCATCATCGTCTTCTCCGAAAACTCTAAAATTAGCAGCTTCTATTTGACTAGCGTTAAACGCGGAAGTGCCACCTTCTACTCTCAACGCATAAGAACCCGGAGCAGCATTAGTCCCGATGCCAACACCTCCACCGCCATGAGCCAAAACTACGTCATCACTAACAAAGTAATTCAAGGCACAGCGCATACCAGCACTGTCCATTATCAACCACTGATTTTCAGCCGTGTCTCCATCTGCGGTAATACTTGGAGTGCTAGCATTTCTATTCACGCTAATGTTACGGGTTGCAGTAGCAAGTGGGCTAATGCGTAAACCACCAGAAACATCTATCATATAATCATCAGCATACCTACCAACACCTATTCTTCCAGCCGCACCACCCGTAGTACTGCTCGCATCAACATGAAGTGTTGGCCTGTCAACACCAAAAGGCATGATTCTAAAATCATAATTGCCAAGATCATTGTTAAATATTACACCCTGACTATTAACCCTAATCCTATCAGAATTAGTGCCAATACCAAAAGTTGTATCAGTAATTAAAGCTTGATATGTGCTATCATTATTGCCAGCCCGAAGATATGTTCCAGCGCCAGTAGCAGAGGACACAAAGGTAGAATGACCGCTACTTATAATCATATATTCACTAGAGCCACTATGATTAGAGTGTTTCATTCCAGAATAAGCGCTTGAACTACTATAAGCACAGTCACCGAGATGAATACCACTACCATTTGTATCTTCTACAAATAACCCACACTTACCATCATTGTGTGTGATTCTACCCGATCCGGTAATATCTAAGTTGAAAGCGGGAGCGGCGTTGTTTATACCTACATTTCCACCATCTAATATTATTGATCCACCATTATCTCTTAAGTCCAGCTTTATGTTTTTATTAGTTGCGGTTACAAGAGTTGATCCATTTAGTGTAATACCTCCAGTATTTGTTAATAATATATGATTTCTAGTATCTTGAGACCCGCCAGCTGTTATTTGAAGATCACTGTTGGGAGAAGCTATGTTGCCATCAAAAATTTGAATATTAGATAATTTAGAAGTTCCATCGACATGAAGCAGGGTGTCAGGACTATCAGTTCCAATACCAATTCTGTCTGCACTAAAATCAGTGTAAAACAAATTGTCATTAGTGTTGCCTTTAATTCTAACATCACCCTGATATAAAATCTGCATTCTTTGGGTGTTGCTAGTTGAGAAGAACAAATCTCCAACTTCTCTATTATTTATCGTAAAGCTATTACTATTTAATACAAGAGCAGTACCGTCTGTGGCTGTTGATTCTGTTGTATCATTGGTAAATTTAATTTCAGAAGATGTGGTGTCATGTATATGTATGCCACGACCAGCACTTTGTAAGGCTGGCTCAGTAGTCCCAACACCAATATTACCATCGTGTGTAATTCTAACTTTTTCTGTGGCTTTTACATTAGCGGAAGTGTCTCTAGTATTGAAAACAATATTTGATTTATAAGACGCTGTAGAATTTTCAACAACGCCAATTTCTGCTGAAGCAAATTCGTCTGTTGGATTCCAATGATCTAGACCAATTAGAGTAACGCCAGTTACAGAACCACCACCGCCAGATTTATTTCCAATCCGAACAGCATAATCATTATTATTTTCAGGGGTTACAATTAAATTTCCACTGCTATTTAGAGTCATGTTTACGGTTGGCGAAGAAGCAGTAGATCTGATATAAAAATCTAACTTGCCAGCAGTAAGAGATCCGTCTGTGTCATGCTCCGATTTTATTACAGAATAAGAATATTGACCAAACCCAATAGAAGCAGAACCAGATAATCCTGTGCCTACAAGAGCAAGGGTTTCAGTGTAGGGCGAAGAGTTCGTGTCTATATCGCCTTCTATTTGAACAACGTTCTTGAAGTCGGTTACAACGCCGGTGTTTTTAACATGCAGCAAAGAGTCAGGAGCATTAGTGCCAATACCAACAGAATGCAAAGCGGCATCTGCATGAATGAGGGGAAGATGCCCCTCATCGCCAAAAGGATTAACCTGAAAGTCTAAATCTCCTGTGCATCCGGTATTAAAGATTGCTCCAGTAGAATCTATTCTTAATCTATGAAAGCTATTACCAACACCAAAAAAAGTAGGAGATACAACCGCCTGATAAGTCGTAGAATTAGCACCAGCTCTAATAAAAGAAGATGCTCCACTCTTAGCGCTGACAAATGTGTTTAGCCCGCGACTAATGATCATATATTCACTACCATTAGTATGCTCGCTATGCTTCATTCCCGAATATAGAGATGAAAGACCATAAGCACAGTCGCCAATATGTACGCCACTTCCACCGGTGTCCTGAACAACCAAACCACACTTACCATCCTCATGTGTAATTATGCCAGAACCAGACATAATATTAATACTACCAGTTCCATGTATCTCGTAATCATTGAGATCTAAATTGCCACCAAGCTGTGGAGTCAGGTCATCAATAACAGCGCCAATCCCAGCAGCGGCGGTGGTACTCCAAAAAACATTGCCAGCACCATCAGTTTTTAATATCTGGTTAGCTACACCATCACTTGTCGGTAGCGTAAACTCACTATTTATATTAAGTGAATTAACTCTAGCAGAACCAGAAACATCGAGAAGATGTGTAGGATTAGTTGTTCCTATGCCAATATTTCCATTACTACTAACTCTCATTCGCTCTATGGAGTTAGTCCAGAACCTTTGATGCATACTACCAGAAGTTGCAATATTAAATGAGCTTGTACTTACACCAAATCCAGCGACATTAGTGTTTGGATTATCTTGATAAACTATAACCTTGTTAAATAACTCATCATGGGCTGGCGTAGATGTGTCTGATATGCCTGTTGGATAAACAGAAAGTGGTACTGATGGCGTGGTTGTCATAATACCAAGATTACCACCAAGATAATTAGTTGCTTCTGAGTCCATATAAAGATTATAGTTTTTATCACCATCTTTCTTTACAAGACTGTAAAAACCATAATTGTTTACGCTTCCAATCAAAGCTCCACTAGTGATATAATAACCATAACCCGTACTAGCAGTAATTGTCTTAGCGTTGCCAGCAACAAAGGCTGAATATGAATTAAGGGAATTTTGAGTTGATTTTCCTGAATATATAAAGCCCAAATGATCCGTACAGCCACCGCCAACGTCATCCTGCATGAAGAACCCATAATGTACGGCAGCAGAAGAAGAGGTTTGATTCCTAGAGTAAATACTGACATTTGTGCTTCCAGCAGTGCCTAGTCCTACATTACCATCAAACCTTGCAACGCCACCACTAACATGGAACTTAGAAGACGGGATAAGTCCAACACCAACTTTATTCGAGCTTCCATCAGTCCTGAATAAGTTTACATCAGAAGCACCCTCTATTCTAACATCATAGTCAGCATGAGCATCTTCATTAAAAATTACCCTTTTGCTAGCATTGCCAGCTATGGATAATAAGCTATCGTTATCATTTACATTTAGATAATCAAAATTACCAGTTCCAGCTACATCCAGTTTATAGGCTGGCTCACTTGTGCCGATACCAACATAGCCACCTTCTGCTACTCTTATTCTTTCTACATTTGCTGTGCCAAGTGTGAGTGGCTTTGATTCCAGTGTTCCAACAGCAACTGGCCCTTCTATATTAGCAAAAGCAGTACCGCTAGCTCCAACACTTAGAAAACTACCGCCATCATAATTTGTAGAGTATGAGTAAACCACACCCATTCTAACATCAGCTGTTCTTTGCTGTAATACAATAGTACTAGCGTCACCTGTTGTGCCAGCTTGCTGATTTATCCACGGCCCCGGCGCTCTATTGCTATGAACTTCAAGTGGGTATTGTGGTGTATCTGTGCCGATACCAACATTTCCAGCTAGATAGTTTTGACCAGAGCCAAACATGTATAGATTCCAATGGTTACTACCCTCTTCTATACCCCCATAAAAACCAAATGCGTTACTAGCATTATATCTTACACCACTAGCGGCATAAAATCCAATGTTTGATGTGACAGCTGTTGAGCTAGCCGTAGAAGAATACGGGCCACCAGCACGAAAATGAATAAGATTATTTATTTGAGCATCAGATGTGCTTGGAAATCTAAAACTATAAAAACCATATGCTGCGCTTTTTACTCCAGTAATACTTGCATTTGAAAGAAACGATATGCTAGCACCATTAGTGCCTCCAACTATAACTCCATAATCTTTGTTGGCGGTATCTATGTCTAGTTTAGTGCTAGATATTAAAGATGTTTTGCCAAGGCCCATACTGCCATCTGTTGTAAAGACACCAATATCTGTATTATTTGTACGGATGCGTAAATCATTATTTGACTCTGTTCCAAAATACCCAACGGAAGCACTTGAGTCAGATTGTATTTTAGTAACAACAGAGCCATCTACAGTTTGAATTTTTGCAAATGTGTCTTTTGCCTGTATGTTGCCCCTAACATCTAATTTGTATTCCGGTAAGTGTGTTCCAATTCCAACACTATCTGTGCTGGCATCAAGTCTAAAAAGATTAGTGTCTCCAGCGCCTTCCATTCTAACATCTCTATCAACACCAGCCTCATTAAAAACAATACCAACATTACCAGCCGCTACATCATATAATCTAATTTCTGATTCAGCGGCATTTCCACCACCTCTTAAAAATAAGATTGAATCATTTGCAGCACTAACAAAAGTATCGGTTCCAGAGCTGATTATCATATAGTCATTACTACCGGTCATAGCGGTATGCTTCATACCAACAAAATCATAGTTTCCAGACAATGCTCCACTACCGATAACCAAACCGCTGGCAGCAACTACTAAATCCTGATCTATTCTAGCATCTCCAGATACATGCAGATAAGCTCGTGGATTAATTACTCCAACGCCAATATGACCTTGAGCATTTTGATATATGTTGGTTAGCGTACCGGCTTCAGCTGCGGAAAATTGCACAGTTCCATCTGGAAAGTAATAACCCGTTCCGGTTGCAACAATGGTGTCAGCTTCAATTATACCAGAGTTTTTAACTTTTGCAAGAACATCACCATTGCTGTTTTTCCACTGTGTAAAGTCTGAAGATTGAGCAGCAGCAGACTGCACTACAAGGCCAACATCTATTGAAGAATTTATACCCACATAAAGAGTATCATTTAAAGTAACATCGGCTTTACCAATAGCAACTTTTTTAGATGACATATCACCTTTTATCAAGGTTCCATTAGACGCGGATTTATTTCTGCCTATTATTAATAGATCGTCTGTAGTATTTTGGTATCCAGCATATCTTCCTAAATAGATAGAATCATCGGCTTGGCTTCTACTCCCAGCTTGAAAACCAACACCAACGCTTCTTTGAGAAAAGCTAGATTTATAACCGG